GGTCAATACTGATAATTGTATCAGCATTTTCCTTTCTTGTATTCCTTCTTCTGCATTGACTTAGACTCCTTCTTCTCTTGAGCCTTTGTCTCTTTTTTCTCGGACATTTTTGGTGCGGCTTTTTTAGCCATAGTCTGGTTCCTCAAGCAAGAATCGGTGGTAAATTTGACGGATCGGCCACAGTGGCACTGACGCAGTAGGCATCCCACCCTCTGCCTTCCACGTTTCTCTCGGAGATCCAGCAGTATCCATTCCAGCCCCACTGGGTTCCCCACGAGTTCTGCATCAAGATGGCCCATTTTCCGCTGGGCAATCGCTTCATTCCCACTCCGCCTGTTACAGCGTGATTGTGTGTTCCAGCTCGGTTGCCTGGGACACCATCTTTGTCGAGGACGTTAAAGTTGGCGTTGACCGGGACTGAAAAGTTAAATGGCATTCGGAGCTGGGCCGCAACACATAAATCGTTGAAAGTGTTGAGCCTGTATCCGATCTCAACTTTGAACCGCTTGGCATCAGTTCTGGCCGACTGAGGAATTCGTGAAGGGTTAATTGTCGCATACGGAACCAGCGGCTCAGAGCAAGTCCCTTTGTTTTCAAGGTAGACAAGAGCCTCCGCAATATTCGACCCAACGTCCCAACCATTGCATAGATCAGCATAGACGAGCCAAGGACTGAGAGCGACATAAGCAGCACCAGAAACGTACCGAGCGATTTCCAAACTGCTTGCCGCTGCATGGCCATTGCAAGCCCCTTTGCCGTTCTGGTCTTTTACTTTGACCGGATACTTTTCGTCTGTTCTCAGGTCAAATTCACGCCATTCACTCTCTGGGATATCAGGGAGTTGCTTGCCCGTGGCTAGCTTAAGAGTGGATTCATGGTTGCCAAGGTATCGCATTTCCCCGTCAGGAGTAGACCACGACTGAAGAGAAATCACTTGATCACCTCCACCAGCTTGATAATGTCATCCTTGGTCTTGGGACTCGTAGACTTGACGATCTTGCCGTTTTGATCCTGCAAGATGACGCATGGTAAACCTATCTGACCAACGGTTTGCTGAAACCCTAGTCGGTCGATGTCCGTCTCCCCTGCGATGTACGATCTGTACTGAATCCCACGCGATTCTAGCAATTTGCGGATCTCTGGATCTGTACGCCATGACTGCTGCTCCGGTTTGGATTCATCCACAACAACCGAAAACCACTTGATGCCACTGACCGGCTGAGGCTTTTCATCCTCGTCTGGTACTGGTGGCGGAACAGGTCGAACACCACCCTGTTCGATGGCGATGACACTTCCGCTGGACTTGCCCACAAAGTAGGTAAATCCAGCATGGCTAAACACCACCCGCTCCTCGACTGCTGGCGGAACCAGAGTCGAGGGAACAGGCTGTTGAGCCAGTAGAACTGCGATCAGAAGTCCGATCACAGGCCGACCTCCCATTGAACGGATTTAAGCTGCGACTGAATCGACTCTTCACGCTGATTAAGTGCCAGTTTCACACTGGATTCATCTATGCTCACCAGCTCACCGTTGGCCAGCTTGGAGAGCAATTCGCGGATCACCTCCACGATAATCGGAGTCAACAAGCGAATGATGATCTTGCTGATCATTTGGCATCCTCGACTGGCAGAAGATAAATCAACCTTGGCCCAAACAGCCTTGGCTTGACGATTAACGCGCTTGGTGGTCGTGGCTTGCCGTTGATTGGTCGGGGAGGCAGGAATTGAACCTTGACCTCTTTTTGCTCGACTGTGGTGGTCGTTGTGGTCACTGTCTGCTTTGGACACTGGCCAGACTGACAGGATTGAGCCGTGTAGATCATGAACTCTGCGAACAAGGATCACCTTACCTCTCTTGGGTTTAGGGTATGTTCCCGAAACAGATTTCGGGAACATCTGTCAACCATTTTCCCGACATCAGGAAAATGGTAACCGTCTCGCCTGTCCTCTCGACGGTGAGACGGTAGGCGGGGAGACTGCTACTTCTTCGGGTCTCTCAGAGACCTGCGGTAAGCTGCGATTGCGTAGATGATTGCGGCAGCAGCGTACATGGTTTGCGGGATAGACGGGTCAATTGAACTGCCTTTCACCGCTTGATCGGTTGCGATCTGGGCTACAGGAACGATCCATCCATAGTCAGGGTTGATTACTTCTTCGATCCGCATGTCATCAGCCCTTTGGTGCTGGTGGCGTTTGGCCAGAGTTGAGATAGATAAGCGTTTGGGCGATCCCAAACGCCAATGCCATCCCTAAAGGGCTGGTGGTTGCAACGATGGAGTCAAGGTGTTGGCTCAGAACGCCAAGTGCCGTCACAGTTCCTGCAAGAGCCATGCGAATGATGATCGCTCTGGCTTGCTGGGCGTTGATTTGTCCAATCCAGTCGTTCACATTGGAGTCCTTTAAATTGGCCTTGGTTTAGGTGGCACTGGGATGACGGATGGGTTCCAGACGTAATTCGGGTCGTCCAGATAGTTTTGGAACACTGGTGGAGGAACATTGACGAGCTGGGTGACCAACTGGGCGTGCTTTCTGGAATCCACGGAATACCGTTCGATTGCCTTTTGCCGTGCTAGACGTTTTGCCAGTTCTTCTGGCGTGATCTTGGGTTTGCCCCTGAGCCAGTCGAGCAATTCACGTGCGGTCATTTGCCGAGTCCTTTAGGAACAGTGAAACAGTGGCCCAGAACAATGCCTACCCCGAGTGCAAAGCTGAGACTGTGCTGATTGACTTCCCAGATTGCTTCAGACCATGTCACGCCGCCGCTTTGCCACTTGATCAGATCAACAATCAGCAGCACGATTGCAACTGTGATCAACACGACAAAGTTCTTTGCCGCAGCACTGAAAGTCATCAGATTGGCCCGTTAGCTGTTCCGTTGGATGTGCCATTGCCGTTGTTGACAGGCCAGAGAGGTGGAAGGGATGCGAAGAATTCGCCCACGGTTGGAAGTGCCTGAGTACCAGCCTGAACAGCCTGAACCATGTTGTAAAACAGACTCCAGATAGAGTCGCGATAAGCAATTGCGGCATCACCTTCAGACTTGTAGGTCGTGATGTTGCTCAGAGTCCAGCTTGTAGCTGAAAGGATGGAGTCATATTGCTTTACCGAAACTGCTTGATCGAGAAATGAGCCGATGCCGTTACCGATTTCGGTGAGCCTTTGGATTACGTATGCTTGCTGTTCCTCTGCCGTCAGAACAACGACCGTCCATGTATCGCTGACGAATGTGCCATCGAAAGCAAAGCTCTGAGAAAGCCGCTGTGTGGCAGGGTTATACGCTGGGATGGGCGATGGAGTGTACGGGTAATAGCCGTATGTGGCTAAGGATGCATTGTCCAGTGCGTTGAAATTGGAGACAGTCGTGAATGACTGTGGTAGCCACTGTGGGCCTGAGATTTGACCGTTGGGACTGACTTGGCAATATTGCATGTTTGCTCCTTATGCGTCTGGGAATGCGGTTGTTGGTAGCGTGAAAGCTGCGGTATAACGAGCAAATTTTGTAATGCGGAGGTCGTCCACATATGCATTTACACGGGAAAGACTAATGTTATTTGATGCTGAACATACCGTGAACTCTGTGGCTGAAGAAAAAGTATAGCTAATTGTAGTGGATGCCACTTGGGTTCCATCGATAAATACCCTAATAGTTGATCCGCTTCTGCAAGCTGCAATGTGGTACCACTGAAACCGGTTTAAAGCTGTTCCGGTCGAAAGGATGTTTGCGCCGTCATTCCAAAGAAACGACAAGACTCTTGAGGTGTTGATCTGTAAAATCCATGATGCACCAGTGCCGTACACGTGTTTTCCCATAATATGAGCATTAGCACTGGATGGAGAGGCATTCAGATAAATCCAGCACTCCGCTGTAAAATCTCCAGTACCAAAATCAATTGCGGTTGATGACAGCCCTATCCTTGCCCCGCTGCCGTCAAAATAGCCTGAAGAACCTCCAAACTTGCTTTGGGTCGTACTGATTGCCGCTGTGCCATACCTGGTTATTGAATAGTTGTTTGCCGAACTATCTGCGAAAGTTGTGCTGCCATTTGCTCCGTCCATATGCAGCAGGAGAGCGACCGAACTAAAATAGGGATCGCTTGCAATGATACCTCCACCTCCACCACCGACAGACTTTTTGCTATTGCGGATAATGTTGGCTAGCATCAGAAGTTTTGACCTCCAACGTAACCCTGCCAATTCGTTCCTGCATCGCTCGAAAAGAAGGCAAATGTGTCGATCTTGCCAGAAGTCGATGTCAGCGTTGGAGCAGTTCCGCCAGCCCATTTAATCGACGAAGGCCAAGTGACTGCCCGTGCTGTTCCATCAGCGGTAAATATCAAAGTGAATGAGCCACCGGAACCGCTTGCAGGAGGATTGGAGATCGTCAGGGTGGTGATGGCAGCATTAAGTGCGACTGTGAAGATATTGGACGTTTCGAGATTGAGCGTAAGTGTGCCGGATGAGATCGTTGGGCTGGAGACCGTTTCGGAATAGTCCCTGATCTTGGCTCGGATCAGCTCGTTGTCTTGAAGGTTTTGCGTGCCTGTAAACGAGTTTGCACCGAGTTTAACATCAGTCGTCAGGAATCCGTTTGCGTCAAGGCCAACACCTGTTCCGAGCCGAACTCCACCGAGAGTGGACACTGTTGCAGCAGGAAGCGTGTATGAATATGTCGAGCTGATCACGCCGCTGTTTATTACGATGCTTGATCCATCAACCTTAACTCCACCGAGAACAGATGTGGTTGCTGTGGGAAGCGTGTAGGATGATCCAGGTGCGGCACTGATAACGCCTCCTGTAATCGTGACGGTCGTACCATCCACCTTAACTCCACCCAGAACCGATGTGGTTGCTGTGGGTAGGCTGTATGCGGAAGGAGTATTGCTTAAATCTGTGTAACTTCCCGAGGTGGCAACCGTAGCAAAAGCCGGCTTTCCTGTGATATTGGCATAGGTGAAATTGGCAGATAGCAACCTGGCGTCTAATGCTGTTTGCAAGCCTGTGACATTAGAGATTGCATGCGTATGGCTGATGGTCGCATAGGTTGACGCTGCTGTAGTCGATGTGATGCCATCAGTGATCCCGTATCCAGCCAGTGTCGTTGGCGTGGAGGTGATGTTTGCCCATGGTAAGGATGTGGTCGTAGATCCACTTGATATCGCTGACAGAACACCGTTGGAAATCGTCAGATTAGCACCAACCTTGATGCCGCCCAATTGAGTTGCATTCGCCGTAGGTAGGCTGTAGGCCGCTGGCGTGCCAGTCAGGTTTGCATAAGTGAAATTTGCTGATGGGAGCTTGGCGTCCAGTGCGGTCTGCAAGCCTGTCACGTTCGCGATGCTGTGCGTATGACCCAAGACTGCGTAGGTTGCGTTGGCGTTGGAAATTGTCAGGTATGGAGTCAGATTGGCCGATGTTAAACCGTCTGTAATGCCGTACCCAGCGAGCGTTGTTGGAGTGCCTGTGAGATTGGCATAGGTCAGGTTTGCGGATGTCAGATAAGACCCGACAGCCTGATATCGGGTGTCTGCGTAAAACCTTGTGAGCAGGCTGTTGTCATTCCATGTGTAAGTTTGGGCAAAGAATTCAGCCTTTGTTTTGCTGATCTGAATCGAGGTATTAAAATAAGGCCCGGTGCTTGCGTTTGCTGTGTAATTGTATTGAAGCAGCAATTTCCCTTCATTGACATCTGGAATAAATGGATCAGTATACAACCTGATGAAAGGGTAATAAGTATCTATCTGCCCGTTAGCGCGAGTGTTCGTTGTCGATAAAAAGATATCTGATGTGCCAGCGGTTACCGATAGCATCGAAATCGACTTTGAGCCGTTCGAGTTCTGAACCTTAAAGTTGAAAGGGCTTGCTGTTGACGTGCCTGTAAATGACAGGTTGGAATGAGGCGTCGAGGAAGTCAAAGGCGTGTAAGTTAAAGCTGATGTGACATCGTTGGATGTCAAACTGACATTGCCCGTGCGATTATTGAACGCCGTAACGCCACCCGGCTGGGCCGACAGTACCCCGTTGCCCGTGATCGTCAGATTATCCCCAACGATTATCCCACCCAGCGTGGTGTTTGTGGCTGGAACCAGCGTTATGCCTGTGATTGTTACTGGGGCAGGGTTTACAGCCACTTTTTCGGCGGCGTTTTGCTTGACTACGATGATGTCAGCCACGGCTGTAGACCTCCACGTCTCCTGCCACGATGGTTCGTTCGTACTGGTTCGTGTCAATCATGACCAGATACCAACTGCCAACCCCAACAGTCAGATTGGACGTTTGGGTATCCGTCCACTTGACTGCAATCGAGCCATTTGCAGCATTTAATACTTGTATTGTCGCTGTTTCGTTGCTTGGCGTGCTTTCGATGACCGATTCAAACGCATAGCCCGTGACGTTTGTCGGTACAAACGTGGTCGTCCCGTTTGCGACGACATTCGTGCCGATCTGATAGGGCATGGTCACGTCATCACCAGCGATAAACTTGACTTTGATCTTGGCTGGAAGCTGTTCGTAATTGCTCATCAGACAACTGCTCCGATCCAGGCTCCGTTGATGGTCACGCCTTTATTGTTTGTGACCAGCACCGTAAGCGACTTGACGCCGGTCGATCCAAACGAGACAGTCACAGAATCCGTGGAGCCGCCAGAAACGATGGTCACACCAGTTCCGGCAGTCCATTCAAATGACAGATTTGGAGCGTGGCACTCTGCACTGAACGTGTACTGGCTTGTTGTCAGGTAAGGGCCGTCTGGGGCGTTGACGATGCAGTTGGGCAGGATCAGCCCGTTCATGATCATGGATGCGGCAGGGTTGCCTCGTCTCATTCTCATCGTTTTAGCTCCAGCATGCCCTGAACTGTCGCCGGACGCTTTGACCTGACCTCTTCGTAGGCCAGACGCTCTGCTTCGGGGCGAGGGATGTTACCCAAATACTCGATGATCGCGGAACGCTCTTCAAAGTGGTCGCGTTCACTCGGATTCAGCTTGAGCATCGCCTTCCCCTTCCTGAGGCTGTTCAGGTGGCATAGGTGGTGCAAGTGGAGCCTGTGCAGCGGCCAGCATGGCATTTTCCTGCTGAATCAGCTGCATGGTCTGCTGAACTTTGGCAAACGCTTCATCGATAGGAATATTCAGGTCGTCGGCGATCATCTCGGCGCGACTCTTGAGATTGAAGTTAAGCTGGAACGAATCGTGAGCGTCACGTTCTGGGCCAGGACGATTCTTGGTCATGACTGGCCAGATCATCCGAAAGGACGTATCGAAGTCAGCCAGAGCAGCTTGGATCTCAGCTATCTGGTTCTCAACGTAGAACGCTCCCGCTTCATCCTGAGGTTGGGCGTTCATGAGCTGGGCGAGGCAGACTGTGAGGCATTTCTTGGCAATCCGACGCTCAAAATACTCAAACTGACGCTGGCGAGCTTCGGCCCGTTCGATCAGTGGAAGTTGCTCGGACATGATTGCCACGCCAGAGGTTCCGCCCTGCTGTTCCATGCGGATGGTCGAGGCAGGCACGCCCAGCATTTCGACGATGTGGTCGATGTAGGCCGTCAGGTCGTTCCAGTCGTAGGTGGTAAACGACAGGTCGGGGGCAAGGAAGTCAGCGATCGCGTCCTTACCGTTCATCATCATGTTGTCGGTGGTTTCCAGGCGGGTGTACTGGCCTGGCTTCTGGTCTCTGGGTAGATTCCAGTCCGCTTTGACGTTCTTGAGGATGCCTTTTGGTCGCCAGTGGGTGATCTGGTCGGCAATGTCCGACAACCGGCGATTGACGTGCAGATTCAGGTGAGCCAGTTGCTGACCAACCCCTGAAACCCAGAACGAGTTGCGGGGCAACTCGAAGTGGACAAACTCAAACGGGACAGTTCCCAGATAGTTGGGCTGGGGGTAGCCAAACTCTTCCTTCATGCCCTGAGCTGTGGTGGTCGCAACATTTTGAGTGCTTTGCACCATGGGAGTCGGCGAGGAATATTTGCAGACATCCTCAGCCGTAAAAACCCGAGCAACTCGCTTTGGGCCGAAGTTGGAGAGCGTGGCGACGCACCATGGTTCCAGAGATTCGTCAGACGTAAAGACTGGGACAAACTCGGACGAGTCCCAGAGCCGCATCTTGACGGGAACCCGATAGGCATCGATTCCATCGTTTGGCAGAAACTCGATTGCAGCGACATCGTTGATGTAGGTGGTACGATCGGCCATCTGCATGATGGAGTCAAAGTTGTTGGCCTTGTAGACCGAGTTGAGCATCTCGGTGGCAACAGGATAGCCGTAGATCTCTCGGGTCGGCCCTTTGCGGTAAAGGTGGGTCGAGAGAACGTCGGCTGTCCGCCGCATGATCATCGAGAACCGGACGGCAGACTCTCTGGCTCTATCGCTGCCCAGCCATTCCGCGATATAAGGGGCGAAGTTGCCGTCATAGCAATCGCGGCAGATTCCGGCGATCGACAGGCGAGACTGGTCGTTCTGGAACCCTGACTCGATAGCATCTTTCAGCTCATCGCGAGTGTCGGCAACCAGGACACGAGCCACCGCACCGATATTTCGGGTTGGGTTGACAATCGGGGCGAATAGGTTGCCTAGAGTCAGCATGGACTGGAGTCCTAAGTTGTTTGGTCAATACCAGTATTGCAGTTACTGGCATGACCGTCAACAAGTTTTCCATACATAACCCCTTCCTCTTCCATGTACTGATACTCGTCCATGGTTGGGCCAGGGCAGGGGCATACTTCGGTATAGTCGTAGCCGCACGGACAGAGGTTGTACTTCTTGCAATCCGCCCAGAAGACAACAGGTATCCAGCCATCAGGGCGGACAGGTTTCTGGCAGTTGACAGGCATTGCAAGTCCTTAATCTACATATGCAAAGGATTGGGCCAGGCAGTCGGCCAGGTCGGGGGAATGTCCAAGCATGTTGACGACTTCGTCCTTGTCGGTAATACCAAGGGCATCGGTAGGGCCGAGGACGTAGCGGATGGCCATGAGTTCGCGTTTGAGCGATGGCATGAGCTGCTGGGGGATAGAAAATGGCCGGAACCAAGTGCCATTGGGGTCGAACCGGCTCCGGCACATCCAGTAGGCGTACGATCGCATGTTGCGGAACTGTTTGTTGGCAGGGCGACCGCCCATGAAGGGAGTTGGGTTGTGGATACCGATCGAACGGAGCCGGAATGCAAAGTCAGCCCCGATACCAGCGGAGTCGAAGGTGATCCGGTGGTCGGAAACGTCCCATTGACGCTTGAATTCGAAGGCTTTCCAGGCAGTTTGCTCGAGAGAGGCGGTATTGGATTCCCAGTAGGTGATGATCCCGTTATCGTCGCGGACGATGACCACAGAGCGGTCTCCTCCTCCGCCCGTGCCAAGGTCGATGG